ATTTGAATCAATATAATAATATGTAAATCTTTTATGTGAATATTCTTTAGCTGTAACAGGTGTAATATCAAAATAAATAAAATCACCACATTTAACAGTATGGCCTTGCTTAACAACTGTTTTAAATGACAATTTATCTTCCCACCTTATTAAAAATTCTTTTAAATCTTTTCCAGTAAAGTCACCCTCTTCAAACCATAGAAATAATAAAATAGCACAACTTAATTTATTATGAGCTTCATTTATCATATCCATAACAGTTTGTTCTATATCAGTATTAATAAAATCTGTTAATTTTAACCTTAAACTTATTTTAGATAACATTATTTTATACCTTCATCACAATATTCTGTTTGATTAAATTCACACCACCTACAATTTTTCTTAGATGGTTGTTTAGCATAATTATGTTCCATATTATATTCACCACCAATAAAAGATTCATCTATAAAAGATTTTACATTACGTGTAACCTTATTAATACTTGGTTTACCATTAGCTGGAGTAAATGTTTGAACTCTTCTTTGAGGAAAATCTACTTTCTCATATAATTTTCTTTTAACAATAAAATACTCAACTTCAATCTTATCCATTGAAATATTATTTTGTGCACCATAAAATTGTTTATATAATAATACTTGGTCTGTTTTAATTTTATCAGCTTTTTGGTATTTATTCCAACCCATTGTAGAAGTTTTAATATCAATAATTTTATATTTATCTCTTATTTTATCATAAATAACAACATCTATATAACCAATAAATTTAATTCCATCACTTAATTTATATTCAATAGGAACTTCAACACCAACTAATTCATAACCAGTCTTACTAAAATACATTCCCCTTCTTTTTTTAAACCAATCTAATATAATTAATCCATGTTTATAAAATTCTTCCATTTCATATTGTTCACAAATTACCTCACCACCATTAGTTTTCATAATTTTAACATAATTTTCTTTCATTCTATGTAATAACATTTCATCTACTGGAAGAGCATCTGCTGTTTTAATTGTATCATTATACATTACTGTAAGATATGTTTGAAGAACTTCATGCATTGCCGTACCAAATAACGTATGTATATTGCCCGCAAACTCTCTCTTATCATCAATATATAACAATTTCCATCTATGGGGGCATACTGCCCATTGACTATATTGACTATAACTTATATTCTTCATTTACCCCACTTACCATTCTTTACAATTGTTGCCATTATACCATAATTAGATATATCTAAATATGCATCTTCTAATGGTTCATCTACGGCTGATTGTTTATCACCCATCAATAAGGTTTTTAATCTCTGGCATTTGTCATTAATTCTAAACCATAATCCTGTAAGTGATAGTTTGATTTCTTCAGGTGTTTGTAGTTGTGTACCTACTGAAATATTACCTGGCCCATAATCATGTTGTTTATGTAAAAATAACTCATATTGTACTCGTTGAAGTCGTCTAAACTCAGCTGTCATCTGAGGCCAGTCTTCTTCCATCAAAGTAACAACAGATTTATCACCATTTGTATTAACATATACTTCTTCTAACGACATACCTTTTTTTGTACTCGATTCTTTAATAACTTTCATTTAATAATCACCGTGACCTATACTACCTAATACATTTATTCCGAGTTCTTCTATTTTATTTTCCTCAATACCCCACTTAACGCATATTTCTCGTAATTCAAGCATACCACCTTCAGTAAGATATAACATTTCTATCATATCAATAGCTTCTTTTCTACTATATTCTTCTTGATTTCTAATAATATTGATTAACCATTCTGGATGTTCCATTTGGTTTCTCCTTTTCGTGTATTTTAAAAATTGTTTACCTTTTGGTAAAACATTTATATAAAGATTATATAAATCTTTTGATTCTAAATTATATTTCTGAAATTCATTAACTAAATCTATCCATTCCATTTTCATAGATAAAAATCTATGAATCATATAATTAGACCATGTTTTTATATCATCTTCTGTAAGAGTATCCCAATAATCAGGATTCTGAATCGCCGTTACTTGATTCAGATGTTGGAACAGATTTTTCCTCTTTTGGTTCTGTTTTTTTCTTTTTGTAGTCTGTTTCATAAAACCCTTTACCTTTAAATATTACTGTAGATTTTGAAAACTTACGTTTCATTTCTCGATTTAATATAGAAATAACTTTTTCTCCGTCCTTTACTTCTTTTACACACTCAGTACAAGTTGGAGCGTCCTCACCCATTTTCTGTAATAATTCTATTTCATTACCACAGCCAGGACAATAATACTCATAAATCGGCACGGAATAAACTATCCTTTTCAGATTCTTCTTCTACACCAGAACCTTGTAACATTGTTTTAGGAACTCTTCCACAATTTCCACAACTATAAACATCAATTGGTACTAATGTTTCTTGACCTGTTGGAGATACTATAGCCGATAATCTCTTTATAATTGTAGAAGTAATAAATAAATAATTTCCACAATATTCACATTTCATTGTTTCTGCTTGAGCTAAATCTACTTTAACTTCTGCTTTTGGTAATGGTTTTCTTGGTTTCATAGTCATTTTATAACTCCTAAATTATTTCATCCACTAATCCATATTTCAAACACGTTTTTGCATCCCACAATAAATCATGTTTTAATATTTCATCTATTTTTTTCATTGGAACTTTTGTATATTCTTTATAAACATTTTTAATAGTTTCCATCATTAAATCTAAATTCTTTTTCTCATCTTCTATTTCAGAATATTTTCCCCACAATGTTGAAGATAACTGATGAATCATCATATAAGAATTTCTACTAATAAATCTTTTATTACCAACAACTGATAAAAACGTTGCGGCACTTGCACAAAATCCATCTACATAAGTATGAACTGGAACTTTACATCTCAGTATTGTATCCATTGATGAAATACCTGCAGTAATTGAACCACCACCTGAATTTATAAATACTTTAATTGTTGGGTACTCAATATCTAAAGTATTAGCAAGATTTAAACTTTTAGACTCTATCTCACCTATTTTTTTATTTAACTCTACTACACTATTTCTTGATACACCAGAATAAAAATAAATTTTATTCTCATGAACTGAAATGTGTTTATCTTCATTTGGTTTTTGAGATCCTTTTTTTAATATTTTTTTATCTTCACCCCAATATTTTTCTTCCACTATTTCACAACTCCTAACAATTCTATTATCATAGCCATAGCATTGATTTCTTTATCAACTACTTGACTATCACTTAATTCATATTTAGCAATTACCAAAATACATTCAGCAATATGACCTTTTCCATAACCATCTACTTCATCATACAACAATCTAAATAAATCAGCAAAATCTGTAATTTGAGAATCAGCTACTAATTGTCTTATAGTTTTAAATGCATTTCTTTTATCTTGTGTTTTGAGTATTTCTAATAATTTTAGTTTATAATCATTTTGAATAACACTTCCTTTATCCAAAGTTAAAATACTATTAACAACATTTCTTTGAGCTGTATTAATAATTCTACGAATATCTGGATATCCTGAATTTATTAATATTTTTAACTCTTCTAATTCAAAATTAACTTCCTCTTCTTCTAAAATTTGATTTAGTCTTTGAGCTACTTCTGTTTTAGATGGTGGTACTATTTGAAAAGATTGACACCTACTTTGTATTGGGTCAATAATTCTTTCTACATAATTACAAGTCAATATAAATCTACAATGTTTACTAAACGTTTCCATAAGATTTCTTAAAGCGGCTTGAGCATTTGGTGTAATATAATCGCACTCATCAAGAATAATTATTTTAAAATCTTTAAAACCAATTGTAGATGCAAAATTCTTAACCTTTGTCCTAACAGTTTCTACATTATTCTCATCACTTGCATTAATATAGATATAATCACATTCAATATTTTTAACAAGAATTTTAGCGAGAGTGGTCTTACCTGTACCAGCCTTTCCGTATAGTAAAAGATGTGGCAAGTCTCCACTCTCAAGGTAAACCTTGACCTTACTTTTGAGATGATCATTCCCAATATAAGTATCAAGTGTTTCTGGCCGATATTTTTCAACCCATAATGTATTATTTTTCATAAATTAAAACCAAGTGTGTTTTTTTGTAACTATTTTTCTTTTAATTGTTGTTGGTTTGATTATCAAATCAATATCTTTAACCATACTTTCAACCGTATCTTTTATATTCTCAGGAACAGAATAATTTACATATGGGCTATTAATATTATCTTCAATTCCTATCTCTAATAAATATCGTCTAATATATTGCCATACAGAATTTAATTGTATATTTGGTTGAATTTGTTTAGCAATATCATGTTTATAATTTATACCATTTAAAATACAATATAACCAATTTAATGCATCTTTTGGAATATGTTTTCTTGGTTTACTCATTATATTTTTCATAGAATTTACTAAATTATTTTCAAATATTAAATTATAATCAGTAAGTTTCCATTCAAAATTTTTAACAGTATCTATCTTTCTTAATAAACTCTGAAATTCTTCTTTTGTTTTAAAATAAAACGGATAATTATCACCAACAACTTTTCTTAATGATGGGTGATCATAAATTAAAACAGGTTTATTTAATGATAATCCATCTTGAACTGATAAGTTCCACGTAGCGTATTTATCAACAAACGAAACACTACATAATGAATTTTCTAAAAGATATCTATATTCTCCCCTATCTAACTTAGACGCTACATATTCTTTTGGAGCTTTATAATCAGTACACCATATTTTATACTCATCCATACCTTCCATGTATTCTAAAAGTCTATTCACCCCTGTAGATTTTACCCACCTATGATTAAAAACAATAACTTTATCATAATTCATATCTATTGTTTTAGACTTGGGAAGTTCATCTGATGAAAGTGGAAAAAACATAGATTTATCTCTAACATAATCAATATTAAGTTTAGTAGCTTGTTTATTTTTAAAATTTCTCATTAACCAATCCGATGCAATATCTGTATGGAAAAACGCATGATCAGACATACTAATAGCTTCTAATTGTCTCATATACGCTGGTGGAATGGCTGATGACGCTCTGCTTTGTGGACAATCAACCCAATGAAAAAATAAATATCTATTCATATTTTGACCATATCGTTTATCATTAAATGAAACTAAAATATTAAATAACATTTCTGGTTGATGACAAAAAACAAAATCAAAATCCATATATCTAAAATCAAATAACCTTCGAAAAGTTACACCATCAAAATAAGATCTGTTAGCAAGTAAATCTCTTGAATATGGATACTTTAAAAAAGTAACATTATCTCTAACATCAGGTATTCTATGTTTTGTTGGTACAACTACATAATGATGACATTTAGGTAAAAATGAAATTGTTTTTTCAACAGCTTTATAGTTTGAATCAAACTCATGTTGAAATACTCCTGATGTATCAAATCTAACAGGAGACAAATAATGTAAAATTCTTAAACCACGTAAAAAATCATACATTTTAATCTACATCTTGTACCGCTACAAGATAATATGTAGCATCATAATCATCTATTTTGAAATTAATTCTTGCCAAACCATCATTACTAACTTCGAGAGTAGCACTTTCACATTCCTTATTCGCTGTAAGAATATCTTTGAAATAATTAGCATTAAATGAAATCAAATTCATTGATTGATATTCATCTACATTAACTGGAATTATAACTCTATTTGTATTAATAGAGGCATAACCAATAACAACTTTAACATTATTATTATCAGTAATAACAGTAAATGTATCTGTTTCAGGTAAAGCACTTTTTCCAGAAATAAACTTTTGAATAAATTGAGTAGTAACATCAACTTTTAATCCAAAAGTTTGTGGAAGGTTTTGTGGATTTGGCGGTTTATTAATTACAGTAGTATCTGATAACATAAAATTAACAGAAGATGCTGAATCTGTTAGCTTAAATGAATGAGCTTTATCTCCAGCTTTAGCAACTACCATTGTTATATCATTGTCAAGAACTGACAACAATTTAAGAAGTTGATCTGTATTATATACCCCAAATTCTCCATTTTCAAAATTCCAATTTTTCATTGATAAAATTCCAAGTAATGATTTATCACCTGTTGTAAATCTTGTATGTAATACATTATCTTTAGATTCTAAAATTACTGCATTAACTGTTCCACCAAGATTATATTTATCAATAAATTTTACGAATTTTTGTTTATCCATAACTTATTCTCCTATTATTATAACCATATATACATATATATTAGTTAACTTTTCCAAATTAAAAAAATCTTTCTATTGTTTTAGATTTATCAGTTGGTTCAGACCAACTCATACTATCATATAACATCATAATTTTTTTATGTAAAGCGTGTTTATAAATTTTTTCTGGATTTATATATGTTTTTATAAATTTTATTATTTGTGGAGCATCATCATAACCCTTAAACGCCATAACCTGTAATCCAAATTCATTTTGTTTTAAATAAACCCATTTTATTTTCTCATTATTAACTATTGATTGATATTTTTTATCTAACTTATAATATTTTAATAAATCATTATGTACAATAGAGGCTTTAACATGAATAGGTGTTCCTTTTTTATAACCCCTAAACAAATTATCAGATTCTATTTGATATTTATTTAATCCTTTAACCCCTGTAGGAATTGCTATTTTTTCAAAAGGTACAAGTTTCATACTATCTTTAAAATTAACTATAAATTTATCTAAGTTATCTTTTGGAACATCCATCAAAATATCTTCAAGTAATTTTGATAACATTTCTTTCATAGCTATAGGAAAACTTGACCGAACTGTATCTAATCCTTTAATCATCATCTTATTAACTTTTTTACCATTATCGTTAATAATTTTTAATCCATATCTTTTCTTTGTAACAAATAATCCACTTTTTGCAATAACTTCTTGTTTAATTTCAAACCTATGTTTATCTAAATTACAAAATTTCTTAGCAAAATAATCATATCCCTTATTCAAATATTCTTGAACTTCAGATGCTATTTCTAAAATCACTTTAGACATTTTTTCTTCATTTTTAGTGTTCAAATCAGGATATCTATTTTTTACAAGTGGTAAAGCAGAATAAAAAACTGAATCAGTATCAATATAAATACAATAATTTTCATTATCATTTAATTCTTTATTATAATAATAATTAACAACCTTCTTAGTAAATTTAATGAGAGATTGACCTGTAGTTGTAACTGCTTCAGCGTTGTCAACATCATAAAACCTAAATACAGGTAATCCTAAGACACCATATAATGAATTTAAAACAACCTTTTGAAGATATTGTCTTCTATCAAAATAATCTGATTTTTCTTTATCACCTTCCTCATGAAACTTTTTAGATAATTTCCTATATTCAACTCGTTCATCAAACCATTTTTTTAATAACGCAGGTAACAATCCATCTTTATCTGAACGATACATAACACCATTAGTTGATACTGAAACTTTTTCATTATCAAGAAAACTTTTTAATTCTACCTCTGTAAACTTTCCTATTTCCTTTTCCCCGTGTAATATTGTATAAGTTTTTTTATTACCTATTTGTAAAAATTCCTCAGGATTCCATCCTTTAATCTTACCAATCTTTGTTTCTGGTGAAATATTCAATGACATAATACAAGATGGATACATAGATGTAATATCTAAATCATATACCCAATCATGTTTACCTTTAATTGGGTCTTGTACATACGCACCAATAAATTTATCATCTTTATTAAAATCTTTTGGTCTTGGTGCTTTATTTGGTGCTACAATATTATTTTTTTTCAAGTACACCAAAATCGCACCTTCAAGATAATGAGATGACATATAAACAGATTCATAAGGTGTATGACCAAGATGTGCTAAACCACGAGCAATTTCTATAAAATCTAATTTATCATCAAGTTTTTTAACAAGTTTTACATCTTGTAAATTATACTCTACAAATGTTTTTAAATCATTCTCATATAACTCATTCAATGTACCTTCATATTCAATCTTTTTATCACCAACTTCTAACTCTCCAATCACATCTAATCTATATGAAGATTTTTGACTAAATGTAAATCTTTTATATAAACTAAGATAATCAAGAATACTAACTCCTGCTATAATATATCTTTTTTTAAAATTACTCCACCTAACTATGTGTATTGGTGATAATAAATTTGCAACATCTTGACCAAGAATTTGTTGAGCTCTATTATAAAGATATGGTATATCAAAAAATTCTATATTCCAACCTGTTAAAATAGTAGGTTGTATTTCCCTATACTTAACATAAAATCTATTTAAAAGTTCATATTCAGTTAAAAAAGTTTCTATCGTTACATTCTCTCCAAAATCTTCATTTAAAACTGACTTTTCGTCAAGAACTAAACAAAAATATTCATCAGTAAGTGGATCATTGAACGCTATAGAAGTTATCTTATTATTAGCTATTTCAACATCTGGAAATCCATCAGTAACTTCAACTTCAATATCAATTATCATAACTTTATGTCCAACAGATGGTTCATCAGATTCAGTATATTTATCAACTAAAACTCTTATTTCTGGATTAACATCAGATTCAAATAAATTAGGTTGGTCTTTATCCCATTTTGTTATTTTGGTTAATTTATCACCATATAAAGAAACATAATTACCAGTTCTATTTTTAGTATATGCATACTTCTTATAACGAAAAGTTTGTTGTCCAAACTTATCATCCCAAATATGCATTTTATTTTTTCTTCTATCGTAGAAGATATTCTGGTACATTTAAATTATAAAACCTCAATTTATGTTATATGAATATACGAATAAAAACCTATACAAGTCAAGTACTTTTTTAGTTATTCTCCAGGTAATTCACACATATCATTATTACAAAATTTGTCAACTTCTGCTTCTTCACCTTCAATACCAACAAAACTTAAATAACCAAGTTTCTCAACTTCAAAATGATATGTTTTTTCATCTATTGCTTCATAGGGCATTTGTTTGTACGCACCACCATTTTTTCTTGGTAATAGTGATATACCTTTTAATCTATACTGAAAATAATTTAAAGCGTGTGGTAATTCATCTGCTTCTGTTTCTGGATTGAAAGTTGCTGTACAACTAACTTGATTATCTGCCCAATGTCGTTGTAAGAATGCGGCTAAACTAAACTGTTCCCAAATAGATAGTTCAGCCGCTGTTCTTATTCCTTCCCCTGCATCAATCGGTACATCTACTACCATTGTAGTATCTTCTGAACCGAATGCTGGTTCTATTGTATATCCAGCTCTTTTTAATGGTTCTATTAATTCAGATTGGTTTGATAATCTCATTCTACGAATATAAAAACGACTTTCTGGATAATGCATTCCAGGAGTAACACCAACTAATAAAGAAACTGTACCACTTGGTTTAACTGAAGTAGTTTTAATTGAACGTGGTACTGCTAACCAATCTGAATACATCTTATCCCACTCTTGTATAATTTCAAATCCTTCTTCTAACCATTTTCTTAATTCTTCCATTCCCTGTTTTGTAATAAACTGTGCAACACCACTTACTGAACAACCAATTCTTCTATTTCTTAACATAACTCTATTAGTATCTGGCCAATGTGTTTTACCAAGTGTTACAGTTTTCGCATACAAATAAGCATATTTTAGTGTTCTTAAATAATCTTTTAATGTATCATGATTTGTTGGAAATGTTTCCACTAAACAACACAACTCATATGATTCAAGTGTTTGTTCTAAACAAGGATTACCACCTGCCGCTCTGTGATCTTTATTATCTCTACCATTTTTTAATCTACTATAACCTCTCATATTTTCTAACCACGCAAATCCAGGTTCTCCATTGTCTGTAATTCTTTTACACACATCGGTATAATCCATACCAAGTTCTGCATATATTGAATTATTAGAAGTCCAACCATATTGTTCTCTATGTTTATTTACTTTGTAATTTTTTAAATCTAAATATTCTTCATCGTATGGATCTCCAAAAACAATTTCAGCAGTCCTTCTTACGTTACCAGCAACTACACATTTACCCACAAGATTCATTATATCAACAATTGTAGTAGTTGTAATTGGTTCGTCTATATTCTTATCTAATACTTTTCTAATTTCCTGATGAACTTCTTTTAATGGTTTATGTCCACTCGATACTCCACCAAAACCTTTGATTGGTTCTCCTTCACCTCTAATTATATCATAATTAAAATAAACAACACTTGTTCCATGAAAATATGAGTCTAAAAGTAATTTTAATGATTCTACCCAACCTTCTCTTGTATCAGGTATTTCAAATTGTTCACTCTTTCTATTTTTATTAGGAGATTTAACCATTATTTCTCCTGTACCTTTTACATCAAAACCAACACCAACACCTAACATACTTGCATCCATAAGGAAACAGAATGGTTTTGAATAATCTTCTTTAAGTGTGGAAGTAGATACGAATGCACAATTGTTAAGAGCTGCATATAATCCCTTTTCTTCTGTAATAGCTGTCCCCATAGCCCACAATCCACGACCAGGCGGTAAAAACTTCATATTGAACATTCGATCATACATTTCTTGAGCTGAAGCTTGAGCTTGCCAGGGATTCCAACCAAGACTGTGCGAATCAATCCAACGCTTTTGCATTGAATAAGTACCTTCTACAACCCTTTGTACAGTTTCCCACCATCTTTCATTTTTTCCATTTTCTTTAATTCTTGAATAGGTTCTCATATAAACTAATTCACCTAAACCATTAAAACCAAATGGTGGTTTTTTTCTTTTATATTTATTCACAAAATTATTCGACAATGTAAACTTTTCAGACAACTTAAAATTTCTCCTTTTATTATATACGTTTTCTAATAACCAATAAACGTAACCACAATATTAAATATAATATATATTAAATCCTATTACTCAAACCCCTCTACTTTCTTACCCATATCTTTATATTTATTAGCTAATTCTTTTCTTAAAAATTCTTCTTTATTATCCATCTTACCCTGTACTATTTTTCCAGATCTTGAACTACTTTCGTGTATTTTTACAAGTCCAATATTAGTATTTATTGTAGAAGGATAAGTAATACCATCAATGCCAAATCTATTTTTTATCACATGAAACCTACCTGTGTTAGCTATTTTATCTTCAACTTTTCTACTCATACTCATTACAAAATCAGCTGTCATAACTTTACTATAATCTTCCGCAATTTTATCAGCACCAATCACATCTTCTTCCAACGCTGACCGATTTGCTTGTGAGGCTGTCCAAATAGGAATTTCTAATTCTCCAGCTACAGATCTCAAATCTTCATATATCGTACCAAGTGCGTGTCTCTTCTCTCTAAAATGTCCAAGTGGTAATAATATATCAGCATAATCAACAATAACTAAATCAGGTTTAACACCGCTTAATTCAATTTGTTTTAAATGTGCACTAATTGTTTGAACTGATGCTGATTTTGTTGGAAAATATTTTATTAATAATTTCCCTTTTAAATTTCTAATTTTTTTCTCAACTTCTTCTCTATAATATCTAATATTCGCTGTTGTAACTCCACAAAAAATAGAATCATATCTTAAACCAACATAATTCTCATTTAATTCTAATGAATAATGCACAACTGTTTTACCATTTTTAATAACACCAGAACCTAACGCTTGAAGTGTCCAAGATTTACCAATACCCGCTGGTGCTACAATAACACCAAGTTCCCCCTTACCTAAACCACCATCCATAATTTCATTTACAACATCCCACGGCGTTTCAATTGTATCTCTACTTGACTTTGTTAATCTAACTTCAAGTGATTCAATATAATCTTGACCGAGATCTCTTGATGCTCCTGCATTCATAGCAGTATCAATAATTTTCTTAATAGAATCATAATCTTTATTTTCTAATAAATCAACAGATTCTATAATAGCATTTTTTAACGCTTGATTTTTACAAAAATCCAAAGTTTGTTCTTGAACAAATTCTAAATCTGTAGCTTCATTGTGTTTCCAAACTTCTCTCAATTTATCTACTACTGAAACTTTCAAAACATCATTATCAAGTTCTCCAATCATAACTTTTAAAACTTCTAACGTTGGTTGTTTTTTATATTTATAATAATATTGTATTATAGTATTAACTAACCACTTATTCGCATCACTATCGAACATTGGTGGTGTTAAAATATCACTAATAGTCTGTATAAATTCTGTATTATTTAATAATAATGCTAAAATTTTAGACTGAAATGATGTTCCGTATTTTGTTAATGTTTCACTCATTATAAAAACTTCTCAATTCCAAAAACCTTAATTTTCTCTGATGGATAATCTAATTCACCTTCTTTTCTAAATACCAAAATATATTCGTGTATTTTACTTGTATATCTTTTAGATGCAACCTTACCAATTTGCATACTTGCAAATGGACTTTTGTTTTTTATAACTATTAAATCGTGAAAGTTAAAACCAACTTTTTTAAACAATCTAATACAATCCGAATGAAATGGCCTGAATTCTATACCATCTCTCCAATCTGCACATACCCAAGTTAAAAATCCACCTGATTTTAAAACTCTTTTTATATTTACCGCACATATTTCTATCATTCCCAAAAATGTTTCATAATCATTTATATCTGATAGTTGATTTTCTACAGATTCATATTTTTCTAATTGATGATATGGTGGACAAGTCATAACTAAATCTGCGAAATTATTTGGTGTTTGTCTCATATAACAACCATCATCCAAATAAATTGTAGCGTCTAAGTTATGTTTTGTCAAATGTTGATTAACTCTTTTAACTGTATTTGGTGCTATATCATATCCATAATATTTTCTACCAAGTTTTGAACTCACAAACGCTCTTGTTAATCTACCAGCAAACGGGTCAACAACTACACTATCCACTACAGACCAATATGACAAAATATCTTCAGTCAATCCTGCATGAAATTCACTAAAACCAAGACCACTTAAATATTTTGCATCATCACTTCTTCTTTGTTCTTTTATACCATCATTTAAATATGCATTCTTCCATTGTTTTTTACTTTGTCTTTCTGGTTCAATAATAGAAACTGGTAACCAACCAAATTGATCTACAACTTTTTCATTATCATCTAATGGTAATATTTTTTTATACATCTTCATTTGTTTTTTCAGCGTATTGGTTTAATTGATTAAAATTAGTAAGTAACCAACTATTAACATTTGGTAATGCACTATATAACTTATCTTCTAAAAACATTGTTTGAAATTTATATTTTATTAATCTATTAATCGGTTCATTAACTTTTTCTATTATCTTTGTTTTTGTAGAACCAGAAATATCTACGTCTGATAATTGCATCAAATTATAATTTCGTTCTATTATTTCTTTAGATTCTGGTAATTCTGTAATAACTTCATCTATCTCAACTATACGATTCTCACTCAAAAACGGTAATTTTTTTTGTATAGTTTTCAATCCTAATCCTTTTACACCAGGAATATTATCTGACTTATCTCCATCTAATACTCTATACCATATAAGGTTATGAGATGATATACCATACTCATCTAACACAGTATCTTCATCATACATTTTCTTTTTAGTTGGACTCCATACTTTTATTCTACTGTTTGCCAACTGAAGAAAATCTTTATCAGTAGACATAACTGTTAACTCTGATTCAGTAAGAACTTGTCTACAAATATAACCAATCGTATCATCTGCTTCAATGTTATCATAAGATAAAACAGTTACAGGAAGTGCTTCTAAATATTCAACCACTCTCTGTAACTGCATTATCATATTTTGTTTCTCATCCTCTTGGGATGCGAAATCATATGCTCGATTTACTCTATATTTTGTTTTTCTTTTTTGTTTATACTCAGGATATATTTTACGGCGACGTACAGACCCACCTTTACCATCAAATACAATAATACATCGAGTGGGTCTGATCATTTTAATAGTATAACCAATACTTCTTAGAAAACCAACTATTCCACCAACGTGAATACCATCATCATTAGTAGTTGGTATAACACTAAATACCCTTATAAAAGTATTCAGACCATCTATTATAAGTACTTTATCATTAGGTTCACCACTATCTATTTTACCGCCTTTAGATTTTATCTCTTCTAAAATAGAGAGATATTTTCTATTCATTATCTAAAATTTCTGTTACTGTTACATCATCTATACCAAAATTTTTATCATATTGTAAAATACTTTTCCCACATATTAATTTATAACAATGTTCTTTAAATTTCTCATCTTCTAATTGTTTTGACCAATCTTTAGATTGAAATTTTAATTCTTTTCCTTCATGATTTTCCATAGTGTACCAAGCACCACCTTGTTTCACCAAATTATGGTCTTTTAAAACAGTTAACCAACTACCATTGTTATCAATACCTGTTTCAAAATATAACTCAAAATCAGCATGTCTCATTGGAGGCCCAAGTCTATTCTTAACAACTTGAGCTCTCATTTTCATACCAATAGTATTCTTTTTAGTATCTTTAACTTGACCAAGATTTTTCAATCTAATACGTGTAGATGCATGAAAGGGTAATGCTTTACCACCACTTGTTGTCCACGGGTCTCCAAACATTACACCAAGTTTCTGTCTAAGTTGATTAGTAAAAACAAGAGCTATCTTTTGTCTACCAATCATTTGAGTAATTTTTCTCATAGCTTTTGATATAATAATTGCTTTTGCTGTAGCCCAACCATCTTTATCAAAATCTGCTTCTAACTCTACCTTTGTAGTAGCTCCAGCAAGAGAATCTACTAAAATAGTTACTAATCTATCTTTATCTGATTCACGAACTTTTACAACAATCTCTTCAATTGCTTCAAATACCGCTTCAACTGTTTCTAAATGTAAATATAACATACTTTCCACATCAATACCTATTGCACCAAGAAACTCAGTACTAACAGAAGTTTCTGTATCTATATAAACAGCTACTCCACCTTTACGTTGAGTTTCTGCTAATATATGAGCACCAAGTAGTGATTTACCACTTGATTCTAAACCATTTATTTCTGTTATTCTACCAACTGCAATTCCACCATTAGGTTTATTAGCAATTGCTAAATCTAACATTGTTGAGCCTGTTGAAACAAACTCCTTTATATCTGTGGGTGTTATATCCGTTCCATCCAAAAAATAAGCAACTTTCATATCTTTGAATTGTTTATTTAAGGTTTCAGCTAATACACCCGCCAATTCATCTCGTGTTGACATATGTTTTCTCCGATTAAATTATAACTTAGGGGAGTGTCCGGTAACCTTGACTAAGCGGTTTTATCCTAGCCTTCAACTCCCCCATTTTTTAGTTTACTTATTAAATAAGTCGTCAAATGCATCAGCTGTTTTCTTAGCATCAAAATTTGATGTTTCAGGTAAAGAAGTTGATTCTTTAGTAGCTGATTCTTCATCAGTAGAACCACCTTTTAGATACCCATTTAATGCATCCGTAAGTTCTTCATAAGTCATTTCATTATAAACCTCACGAATATCTTTTTGAGTTTCCTTTATGGTTTCTAAAACAGCCGCGTCTTCGGTAACTACGGTCTGATTTGGCTTGACTCTAATAGATGTTGATGGAAAAGATTTTCCAGTTTCTTCTGCTGTTTTAAATTCAACTACAACATCACGACCACTCGTTGGATCAGTAATATCTCCATAATCAGGGTCTGCTATAATACTAAGTAATTCCTGATAAACAGTTTTTCCGAATCCCCAAAATCTCACCCCTTGATTCTCTTCACCACGAACTACTACTGGTGTAAAAGTTCTCATTTTAGCTTCAATCTTTCTACCAAGACGATAATCATCCTTTGAACCAGTTGATTTGAGTTTCTGTGCAAACTCTTCAATTGGGTCTGGACGACCAAATGACTGTGGTGAAAGATAAGACTTTCCACCTATATCATAGTGAAAATATAATTCGATAAAAGGATTTTCCTTGTTATGTTTATAAGGTACTATCCGAATTACCTGTTGACCAGGTTGCGGTTTCCAAAGATTGGATGTGCGATTGTTTGTTGTTTTAAGTTGATTAAGACGTTTTTTTATTGCATTTAAGTCCATTATTCAATCTCCTATTTTTATTATTCATTTTTTAATTTTTAATCAAGTATAACCTTGATTCATATATAAGTATAATCGAACCCTCGAAAATACAATTTTATTTTTTATCTCTATCCCAAGTTTTTACATCTACTATGGTATAAATTCTGGTTGGTATTTTAGTGAAACCATTTTCATTTGTTAACAATAAACAATTTTTATAATTTTCCCAGGGTATCGGAAATGTTTTATCTAACTTACCATCATTTAATTCTCTGATAACATCGTTTAGTGCATTAATCGTATAAAGGGTATTTGTATTCTTTTTTCTATGTAATGAAATTGTATCTGGAATACCTTCAATATAATCTTCATCATATTCTACATTATAAGTACAAATTAATTGATGTTGATCAAGTTCATTCTGAAATACATATACCTTATCAAATACAATATCATTACATTCAATTATTATATTAACTGTTTCATAAAATTTATTTCGTTTAGTGAATGTACAAAGTAATTGTGTTCTCATTATGATTTCCCAAACTTATCAATTAATTCTTTTAAATCTTTTCCATTATTATAAACGGTGTTCGCTTTACTTTCAGGGCCTTGTTTAGTTCTTATTTTCTTTTCTTGAAACGCAATATCATCTTCTGACCTTTCTTCACCTTTCATAAAATAAATTATTTTACCAGCACCTGTTACATTACCGTCTTTATCTTGTTGTGCAACTAAATCACCAACATAAAATCTTTTCTGAAAATCTGTCTTTGACTCCACACCGAGAGATTTTGTAAGTACTTCTTTATTCAGATAATGTCCGCTCATATTAACCTCAAACATATCATCATATTCGTGTACAGTTCCTTCTGTTTGTGTTAACATATCCATATGTGCAAAATTCCAAACATTTTCAGACGCTAAATAATTTCCCATTCCTATTTCTTCTCCATCAACTTCAATTTTAGTTTCATTCAATTCTTCTTTTTGTTGAAGTTCCATTTCAAGAGCTCGTGTTCTAATTTCTTCTATTTCCTTTGCTGAATCAGGAGTGAACTCAAATCCTTTTACAACCGTACCTGCCTTTTGTCTAGCCGGCGTATCCTCACCTGTATTTAATCTACCTAAAATTGCCTTATCTTGACCAGTTGGAACTTCTTCTGAATTTTTCTTTATATATGCTCTTAACATTTGTTCTTCAGTAGGTGGTGTATCATATCCATCAGGATTACCAGATTCTAACCATTTT